CTGCGGGCAGGGCTACCGCGACGGGTACGGGGCGGATCACCCGGAGAACGCGGTTCACTCGTACATCAGCATGGTGCTTCCGCGCATCATCCACGACAACCCGAAGGTTCGCGTGACGAGCGCGCGCCCGCAGGTGCAGCGCACCGCGTGCGTGGCGATCAAGTCGGCGCTGAACCGCTGGTCGAAGATGACCCGGCTCCGCGGCACCATCGAGCGGATCGCCACCGACATGCTGCTCGGCTGGGGCGTGGCGCTGACGGTGAACGAGCCGAAGGGCGCGGAGCGGAAGTGGGACGGCGACGGCCCGTACCTTCCCCGCGTCTACCGCATCGATCCTGCCCGCTTCTTCGTCGATCCTGCGGCGATGCACTGGGAAGAGGCGCGGTACATGGGCCATGTCTGGGTATGCGACAAGGAGGATCTGCTTCGCCGTGCGGAACTCGACGAGACGTGGAACAAGGAGGAGATCGAGCGTCTTGCGACCAACAACGGCGTGGACGAGTTGCGCGACAGCCGCGACATCCCGGAGAGGCGCGAGATCGCGATCTACGAGATCTGGATTCCGGAACTGACGGACGCCGCCGCCGAACTGCTCGACGAGGCCACGGATCAGAGCCTGTTCAACGGCACGATCTACACGATCGCCAAGTATCAGGGCGGATCCGGTGACTGCCAGTGCGAGTTCATCCGCAAGCCGCTGCCCTACTACGGGCCTTCGTCCGGCCCGTACACGGTGTTCGGCGCGTTCAGCGTCCCGAACGACCCCTATCCGCTGTCCCCGATCGTCGCCTGCCGTGAGCAGATCGAGTACTGCAACGACATGGCGAAGAGCCAGCAGGAGAACCAGAAGCGGTACAAGCGGATGCTGGTCGGAGACGCGAAGAACCCGAAGTTCCTTCAGGACGTGGTCAACGCCCCGGACATGTACGTCTTCGCGGAGGCCGGGCTTGACGCCCGCAGCCTGCTTCCCGTCGAGATCGGCGGCTCCACGAACCAGCATATCCAGTCGGTGGAGACGGCCAAGGAGCGTCTGGACAGGGCGCTCGGCATGTCGGATGCCATGCGCGGCAACATCGCCGGGTCGGCCAGCGCGACGGAGGTCGCGGTGGCGGAGTCCGCCAGCACCATGCGCATCGCCCACCTGAAGCGCGCGTTTCAGGACTCGATGGACACCGTCTTCCGAAACGTCGGGTGGTACATGTTCCACGACGGCAAGATCACCTTCCCGGTCGGCGGGGAGGATACGAAATCCATCGGGATGGAGGATGCCGTGTTCGTCGGCGGGCTGAAGGTTGGCTCGTGGGAGGACATGCAGATCGACGTGGACGCCTACAGCATGGAGCGGACGAGCGAGATGCTTGCCCAGAAGCGAGCCATCGAGGTGTTTCAGGTCATCACCACGGCTGCGCAGGCCATGCCCGCCATGCCGTGGGTCAAGTGGCGCGACCTGCTGTCGTTCCTCGGGGACGCCCAGAACGTGCCGCAGATGCAGGACTTCATCGACGAGCAGGCCATGCAGCAGGTGCAGCAGGCCATGTCCGCTCCTCCGTCCGGAAATCCGGCGGAGGGGGGTGTTGCTCAAACCGCTCCTTCCCCTTCTCCTACGGGTGAGCCACAGGCGGTTCCTGCGCGTGCGCAGGCAGCGATCGCCGGGGCTGCTGCGAGGATCTGATGCCGTCCTACGAATTCACGACGAACGAAGGGCTTGTGGTCGAGTGCGTCTTCGCGATGAGCGAGGTGCCTGCGATCGGCTCGACGTACCAGCATCCGACGCTCGGGCTGCTTACCCGCATCGCATCTGCGGCGCAGGTCAGCCCCAACTTCACCACAGGAACCTATCCCTACGTCAGCCGCGCCCTTCCGCGCAACATGGCCGGAATGAAGTGCGACTCGCAGGGACACCCCATCATCCACAGCCGCCGCGAGGAACGCAACGTTGCGTCCAAGCACGGCTATGTTCGAGCAGAGGACTGACATGGACAGCATCGCTGAACCCATCGTGCAGACCGAAACCCCGTCCAGCGAGGCGGGGGAGAAGGTCACGCAGGACGACACGCACTCCACCGAAGCCGTCGAGGTGAACTCGGTGGACGAGGACGATGCCATTCTTGCGCGCCTTCTCGACGACGTGGACTCCGATGACGGCGAGGCGGACGTGGATTCGTCCACCCTCCCTCACGTCGAGGAGAAGCCCGTGATCGCCTTCGACCGTGACGCGGTCGCCAAGATCCTGAAGAGGGACGGCGTACCCGACGAGGTCATCTCCTCGGCTTCCCCGGAGACTCTCGCCAAGTGGGCGGAGTCGGCTGCGAAGCGACAGAAGGACGTGGACTCGTATGGCAGTCGAATGAAGCAGTTGGAGGAGCAGGTGACGAAGGGCGCGCAGCAGAATTCGACGGTGCAGGACAACACGCCTGCCCCGGCGGAGACGCCTGCCTCGGCTGATCCCTTCGCGCAGATGGCGGCGGTGTACGGCGACGATGTCGTCAGTCCCGTCCGCATGGCCTTCCAGCAGCAGCAGGCGCAGATGCAGGAGCAACTGCTGCTTGCGCAGACCCGCGCAGCCGATGTCTCGCTCCGCGTCCAGTACGGCGCCAAGTCTCCGTCCTACGACGCGGTTCTCGCGAAGATGTCGGAACTCGGGGCTGCGAAGCCGGGTGGGTACGCAAGCGTCGATGAACTCGCCGCAGCCGCCTACTCGGCCATCGTTGGATCGAAGCCGTCCGCGCCCGTGAACCAGCGCGCCAGCCAGCCGACCGCCCCGAAGGGTGGCCCGGCCCCGGTGAAGCCGCCTCCGCGCGACGAGGACGACGACATCCTTGACCAGATCATCTCGGGCGGAAACAGTCGTCTCCGTCACGCAACACGAAAGTAAGGAGCAAGGCAAATGCCTTCGATTACCCAGTTCAACGACTTCATGCAGAGCACTGGCCCTGCGTATCTGAAGTCCGCCGATGCAGTCATCAACGAGGCCGTCAAGAACAACTACGTCCTCTCCCGTCTTCTCAAGGAGAAGGCCAGCGAGACGCTGGTTCAGGGCGGTACGTCCATCAAGGACGTGATCGTCTTCGACGACGCCTCGACCTACCAGAAGTACCAGCCCAACGACACGTTCACTTGGAACAACCCGCAGGTCACCGACACCCTGTCGGCCCCGTGGCGTTTCTCGATGGACTACATGTCGTGGACGGATCAGGAGGTCGAACTCAACGACGGCGACGCCAAGGTCATGTACAAGCGCCTCAAGCGCATCAAGGAGATGCGCATGTGGACTTCCATGCTGAACGGCATGGAGAACGACCTCTGGGCGCCGTACATGGGCAACTACGGCAACATGGAGACGGGCGGAAAGGAGCCTTACGGTCTCCCCGCGTTCATCACCGAGTGCATCAACAGCGTCACCACCTTCGGTGAACGAGGCGGCGCTCCTACCGGATGGACGAACATCCTCGGCATCAACCCCACCACGGACGCCCGTTGGTCGAACCAGATCTCGTTCTACGACCGTGCGCTTGACCACAACGCGACCCCGGCTTCGTTCACCTACACGAACCACAACGCCGGAACCCGTCAGGTCGGTGGCCTGTTCACCGCGATGGACGAGATGTACCTGAAGGTGCAGTTCAAGGCTCCGCTGACGCAGCGTCAGTACTTCGAGGAGACGAACTTCCAGCGCCAGATGATCCTCGCGTCCCGTCTCGGCGTGAACACCTACAAGCGCGCCCTCCGTGCGTCGAACGACATGCTCGTCAGCCCGCAGGACAGCGCCTACAACACCCCGACGTTCTCGGGCATCCCGGTCGAGTACTGCTCGAACCTCGATGACGCGGCGATCTTCCCGTCTGCCGCTGGCACGATCACTGACAGCAAGTCGGGCCGCGACGGCGCGACTCTGTCCACGTCGATCACTGCCTCGGAGTCGGCGCTGACCACCATCGACAAGGGGCCGCGCTTCTGGTTCGTCAACGGCCAGTACCTCACGCCGATCTTCCACAGCACCCGCTACATGAAGAAGCACGACGTGATGCGTCACCCGAACCAGCCGTTCACTTGGGTGCAGCCCGTCGATTGCTGGTGGAACCTGTTCTGCAACAGCCGCCAGCGTCACGGCATCGTCGCCCCGGTCAAGACCACCTGATGAAGCAACGGGGGCGGGAGCGATCCCGCCCCCTCTACCACACAAGGAAGGACACACACAATGATTCTTGCTCCCAACAACGGTGCGCTCGGGATCCAGCCCGCTGGCACCTCCGCGCGCTGCATCAACCGCGATTCCACGGCAGTCGTCGTCGGAAACGTCGTCATCACGTCGTTCAACCACACCAACGTCATCTATCCGCCCGCGGAAACCGTCGCGAGTTTTGAACTCTCGCCGTTCTCCTGCGTGAAGTTGGCTGAAGGCGATGTCAATGCGACCAATGGCGACGCTGCACACAAGAACGCCGGATACATCGGCGTCGTCACCTCCCTTCCGTCCGGTTCGGGCGCGCAGGGTCAGGTGGTCAACGTGCAGTTCGGTGGCATTGCCACCGCGCTTGTCGCCGCGAACACCAACAATGTGATCATCGGCAGCAAGTTGTTCCTGTCCGATACGGCTGGTCGTTTCGGCAACGAAGGCGATTCGGCAAACCCGGACACGACCGTCGCAATCTCGCTCGGCGCGGTGACGGCTGCGGCGTCTGCGAACATCCCCGTTCTGCTGTTCAACGGCCCGATTGATGGCACGGCTACGGCCCTGTCCTGATCTGACGCAACCATTCACCACTGGCCGGGGAAACCCGGCCAGTGGAATTACCCATGCTCACCTACGGCGATCTCAAGAACCACGTCCTGCTTGCCATCGGCGGTCGTCCATCGACGGCCTCCGGGCAGACCGTCGCGGAGCGTCAGGCGGAGATCATCAACACCGCAGGGGAGCATCTGTTCACCCACCCGTGGAAGTTCCGGGAGGCGACCTCGACCGTCACGACGGTCGTGTCGCAGTCATACGTCGCGCTTCCCTCCGACTTTGCTGAACTGACACAGGTCTGGAAGCAGGATCAGCCTCTGTGGATCCAGTCCCCGGAGGAGGTCGAGACTGCTCGTCAGACCAACTATCCGGATCTGACGTGGCGCGCATACGTCAAGACGGTGCTTCCGACCACGATTGCCCCGACGCAGTCGTTCCGTCTGGAGTTGTATCCGACGCCGACGAGCGCGGAGTC